TCCAAGTCTTCAATCGAGTCAGTGGCTCGTACAACAACCTCTGTAAGATTACAGAATTGATAAGGTCTAAGAATAATCTCGCTGCACGGATTGGTGCCAAACTCAAAGTCAGGATCACGTCTCCCATTTTTTGCAGCTTGTTTTTTAGATGCTTCCCTGTTAAATACACCTCGTTCTCCACTTCCTGATTCTACTAGTGCTAACCACTCTCGCATGAATGATACACTATCTGGTTTCTCTGTATAAGAAACAGAGTTGTTTGCTAAAGCTCTTTGTGGATTGTTGTCCCACCAGTTACCTGACTTAGCATGACGCATTCTGTCATCTGACAAATTAGATAAACTTATCATTGCAGATCTTCGAACACCACCTACTACTACAACCTCACCAATCTTACACATCAGATCGTGACACAATA